CGAAGTCTTTGTATTGTTGTAATGTTACTAAGTTTGCCATAATTCATAAAAGTGTGGGGATAGGCTCCCCACAAGCCATAACGTTAGCTATTAACTAGCTTTGTAGTTTCTGATGTGAACTGATGTTGCACCATTAATCATATCAGTGAAACCAAGTCTTTGTGAAGCCACAAGGACTCTTCTTTGGTTTTCTACGTCATAATCAGACTCGACGGTTACGCCTCTGAGTCTTGGCATTACATAGTTTCTTGCGTATACTGCACAAGCCATTGTTTTGTTAACAGCTGGTGTTGCAAACTCGTCGACTAGTAGTATTCTTGAACCGAATACTTGGCCGATTTCTCCAGATAACTTAGTTGCCATGTCGCCAACTAGGTTAGCATCTTGGAACTCTGCATCTTCGAGTAGTTCGAAATACGATCTTTGTGAAACAAGGTATAATACCTCTGATGGATTTACACCATATTTACCCATGTTTTTTCTCATATCAAGTAACTGAGCAGCTGTTAGTTTATCACTAGCAAAAGCTGTTCCAGATACAGTAACGTGAGAAGCACTTGAGTTATCAGCTGTAGCTAATTGAATTAAACCATCAAATGCACCTGATGAATAAACGCCGTTTGCATTGTTACCAGCTAAAATTGCGTTCTCAATACCTCTTGCGTGTGATCTTACCATTGACTCTCTAATTAAAGGTAGTATTGGCATGATCGCATCTTCTTCAGTTTCATTACCAATGAATGATTTTGAAATTAGTTTAACTGTTGAAAGAGTTCTTTCAGTTAGATTTACCCCTGCTCCATTTGCTGGATCATAAGCGTCTCCTCTTGGATCTAAGTTACCGTGAGGTGCTGAACCACTAGCTGCTTGGTTTGCTGTAAATTCAGCGTAACCTGCATCTGGTAGTACTGGGATAATCATATTTGCAGAAGTCATTGGAATCTCTCTAAATAGAGGTGCTAATACCAATTCGTTCTGAATGTCTCTTTCAATATTTGTTGAAACAACTTGCTCAAAGTCTGCTGAGGATACTTGTACACCTGAATGTTGGTTTACTTTTTCCATTAAGCTCTTAGCGTAATCAGTATTGTTTCCTTTACCTGTTGATAACCCTAAGAATTTAGCATCCATGATGTCTGCTTCAAATTCTTTTTTCCAGTCGCCTGTACCAGTTCTGTCTGAGAAAATTCTTTTTGATTCTCTGATATTCATGATTTCTTCTGATTTCTCAGATAATTCGTTCTGAAGTGATTTAACTACCTCATTCAAATCTTCATGCTTATCATTGACTCTTTTCTCAACATCAGACATTAACCTTTCAGCTCCTGTTAAACCTGCTTGAATTACAGATTTGTGTTCTTCCTGTTTTGCTTCTTGAACAGCCTTTTCATTAGCTTCAACTTCCATCGCTTTATCAGCGGCTTCGGTTGCAGCTTTTTCTTCTGCTGCCTTAAGTTCGGCTTGCTTCATTGCATAAGATGCTACAGCTTTTTCAGCTGTATCTTTTGCAAATTTATCTAAGTCGAACTCTGGAGAAGTCTCAGGATTCATTTTTTCTTCTGACATATCAGTCTCCGTTTTTTGGGATTTCTCCCCACTTGGCTGCTCAACTTTCACAGCGTCTGCTGAGTCTGCTAAGTTAGCCTGTATAAATTGCTTTTTGAATTTATCATAATCTTCCATATTATCAAAGGACTTTGCTAAAGAGAACGTTGCTCCCTGATTGCAAGGTACTGATACTACAGAAACTTCAAATAATTCCGCGTCCTTTATTTTATATCCGTCAGTTTCGGTCATATAATCTGCATCCTTGACTCTGAAGCCGACAGAAAACGCTCCAAGGACACCATCTTTAACTAAATCTTTTACATCACCAGCAGCTTTAGAAATCCTTGCAGAAATCTCAAGCCCCTTGTCAGTGACCTCTAACCCAGTTGCTCTACCGATAGGTCTATTGTAGTCATGGTTAAAAAGTAGAACAGGATTACCTTTATAGTTTTCCAATCCACCTTTAGTCCATGCATCTGGCTCGATAATATCGCCAGCTCTATCTAGTGCATTTGTACTTGCAGAACCTTTGATGTCGATACCGCCATCATCAGTTTCGCCTAGGGCTTTAAAAGTATTAGTCCAGTGAAAGATTTTATTTGACATCTTTTTTCTCCACCTTCTCCTTAACAGGAGCTGCTTTTGGTTTTTCAACCTTAACAGGAGTGATAGAAACAGGATATCTTACTTTCACTACATTTAAAATTCTGTTCCATGAACCAAAGTTTCTCTTTAGTAGATAATCTTTGACAGGAACATCATTTCCATGTGATTTATAAGTAGCTAGTTCCATAGTTTCAACGCCATGTTTGGCGAAGAACTCAGAAACAGCTTTTATCATCATATCTTTTGTCATAATTTATTCCTCTTCAGAAGGACTCTCTGTTGGTCGTCCTCCTTGCTCTGGATTTGTTGCTGAACCTGCTAAATTTACAGGTATACGAGGTTCGTCAAATCCTTCAATTGGTTCTTTTCCAATAGCTTCTCTAGCTTCATTAGTACTTATGATTCCTGTATTCACAAGTGTTGCATAGTAAGCTGCTTGGTCTCTTAACTCGGGTTGTAGAGCAGGAATTCCTGTCACATCTTCATTAAGTTCGAATCCAAAATATCTTTCCATAGCATAACCTATTTTCTTAACTATAGGTAATATAGTTTCTAAATAATATAGTCTATGATTTGGTCTTATGTTTGCATTATTACCACCATCTAATAAAATAGGCGGTATTCCCATGCTTTCGAGAATTATCTTCTCGG